AGTATTTTCCTTATAAGTGAGGAACCCCCTAAAGGGTCCCTCGTTTTAACTTAAATATTAACCTAAGTTAGTGTAGATAACGCCGCCAGCTTTAGGCAGAGAAACAGGACCAGTAAAGTCTCCGTTCACTGTCAAAGACATAGTAGCCTGAATTGCATCAGTAAGACCAGTAGTGATTTCGAAAGAAGCAATAGAACCAAAGAAGTAAAAGTCAGCAAATTCTTCGTCTGCGAAAGCAATAGGAGTGTTAGTAGAAGTAGCCATCTTGACATCGCTCATGCGAACACGGAAGCAAATACGAGTTGCAGCTTTACGAAGGATTTCAAGAGCTGAGTGATCTATTCCAACATAGTTCAAAGTGAACTCTAAAGAAGGAGCATCAGATTGACCAGAAACTTGAGAAGAAGTAGCTTGTCCGTAAACAGGTACGTTTACAACGTTAGCTGGAGTTCCCAAGGATGGGAATTCACGAACATCACCTACGTGAAGTACTGCAGATTCAATAGCTTCTCTGATAGGAGTTCCAGCAGTAGAAATAGTAGTAGCGATTTGGTTTGCAGCTGTAACGAATTGAGCTGTAATAGCCGCTAGATTAGAAGCAGCAGTAACGCCTGCGTCTGCTGGGCAATAGTCTAGTGAGCTGAACTTACCAGCTGAGATTTTTGTTAAATGTGCCATTTTATTTCTCCAAAAATGGTTAATGTTTATAAAAAATTAATTAAATAAGGTAAAGTTAACTGTATAATCCCCACGGAATAATGCGGGGTTAGCAGAATCTTTTCCTATGATATTTAAAGTACTGGAATCAGTACTCGTGCCATTGGCAAAAGTTTTACTTTTAAAATAGGTATCGAGAGTATCAGCATTGTCCATTAAAGCAATCATACCCATACCTGCAGGAACATAAATCTGAATGATTACTTGTCCAGAGACGCCATCAAAGTTTCCGTAGAATTCTACTTGGCCTGATGGAAGTATCTCTAGTTTAACAAATGTTTTAGACTTGGAATCACCTTCGTAGTTAGCAGGGTAGGCAGGAATGCTTTCTGCTTTCCACGCCGCGCTACTAAATACAGATTCAATATCTAACCTAACTCTTTTGTATTTATTATCAGCCATTTTATAACTCCGTTACAAAGAGGGTTGTAAGTGCAACATCAGCAGTATATGATACTATTGTGTAAACTTTAGTACCAACTGTGATATTACTATAAACACTAGGGTTAGGCATCTCATCAGATCTAATGAGCATTTGGGTTTGGATAATATCTAGCCCTTCTGGGCTTTTTACTTTTCCACTACTTTCTATGATGACTTGTACAGTTGAGGACGCTGTTGTAGTTGATACTGCACCTTCCTTTGTTGGAACCCCAAAAGGGTCTAAAACAGGAAAGGCATAACTTTCATTACTGGAGTTTGACAAAGTAGCTGTTGTTACTAAGTCTCCCAGTGTAGAAAAAGCAATATCTACAGCAGAGTTGATGGTATTGACTAATGACATTACCAGCCCTCCCAAGATGACGACTTTCTGCCTCCATCTATGAGGTCTGCATATCCATCACGGATAATACGGGGAATAGTTGATGCTTCGATTATAGAATCTAACGCAATAGAACCAGCTTTTAAACCTTTAACAGAAGCCCCTTTATTCAAGAGGCCTTTGTTGTTTAACAAGTGTAAAGCGAGTTCATAAGTGGCTTTGCGGATTAACGCAATCTCACGGGGCACTGCTGTTTCTTTCTCTTTCGAGTTAGGAAACGCATAAGTACCTGTGAAAGCTACCGATCTGTTTCTGGGAGTATCTTTAAAGCTACCACTTCTAGGCCAAGCCAAGTCGTTAGTAGCAAGATAAGAAATTCCAGTCCAGTCTTCTCCCTCTAACAACTGAGTTGCAGTCATTAGAGCGAGATCAGGAACAGCGGTTGTAGACCAAATTTCAGCGTCTAACCTATTGTCAAAGTAATCGTTGGCCTCGGCTAATAGTACGTAAGAATTAACGCCTTTTACGAGTGCCATATTACTTTACCTTATTTGTGGAAGATAGGAAGGATGCCCAAGTTTAGGAGATCAGACTTACGAGTCCAAGAAGCAGCGGCACCAAGTACAACGTTAGTAGCAAAAGCACTGTCAAGACCAGCAAAAGTGTAGCCACGTGGGTGCATAACATATCCCCAACGGTACCAAGCAGTAGTACGGCCAGAACCGCTACCAACGCCTTCATTGCGCTCAATGGCAACAGGGTTAGGAACAGAAACGTCAGACATATACATAACACCTGGAAGCATCATAAATGAAGTCTTAACTTCAGCGGCAGTAACACCAGAGATAGACTCTTCAGTAGCAGAAACGCCAGCTGAGTAAGCACGTGAAACTACTAGACGAAGTTGTCCGCTTAAGATAGTTTCAAAAGCAACGTTTCCATCAGTAACACGCTCGTCATCAACGATGTTAGCTACTTTAATGTCTAAGTAAGTCTCAGGACCTACAACTAAGTATACAAAGTCAGGGCAGTAGTCAGCCCAAGCGCCCATTGCTTTGATCAAGTGACGTACACGGTTACCTGGAGTTAAACCAGCAGTTCCGTTGTCAACCAAAGTATCGATGTTAGTACCAGTACCAATCAAATTGCTAGTCAAAGATTTAACTGCAACATAACCGAAACCTTTAGTAGCGTCAGCATCAACAGCGTTTCCAGCCCAGTAGTCTGAGTATACAGAAGTACCTGCGGCGAAACCGCCTTTAGCGTTAGCAACAACAAGCTCAGAACCACGGACACCAGCAACAACAGCGCGAACTGCTTGGTCTTCGTCTTCAGCACGAGTTTCAGAGAAATCACGAGCGATCTTAGCAAGGCCGTCTTGCTTAGAAATTACTTCTTGAACCAAGTACTCGTTAGCACCGTGAGTTCGGACGGTCTTGATGTAAGTTTGTACATCAGTGCTGATGTTAGTAGTTGCACCGTAGTTCTCGTTCTGAGAAGCAACGTTAACAACAGTATTAGCTGAACCAGCAACGTCTGGAGTAGCAGAATTACCGCCGACAGCGTAAGCGCCGAGAGGCTTGTAGAAACGAACCTGACCAATAAAATCTTCGCCGTTAGGGTTGATAGAAGCGTCAGTGCCCATGATAGCGGTAGAAACAAGCTTTCTAGCGCGAGTATAGGCTTCGTCAGTGTAAGCAGAGATAGCTTTGTTTAATGTACCAAATGAAGCGGATGAAATAGCCATTTTATGGCTCCTTTATAAAAAGTTAAATGAGTTTAATTTATTAGCTTAACGCCAATCTTTACCACCGTCTAGGTGGCCTGCAGCAGCGGCTGCAAGGATGTCTTCCATTGACATTTCTGACAATGATTTACCCTTATCAAAGCCACCCTTAGGTGCAGAAGCGACTTGATGTCCTGCGCCTGATGACTGTTTAGCTTTGAATAAGAATGATTTTTCTTCGTCCTTTTTAAATGTATCGATAAAGTCTTTAATTGCAGTTCCAGTTCGGTGAACCCACTGACCATTTTCGTCTTGAACCAGCTGAGCAACTACATCGCGGTAAGCGAATTCTGCAGCAGTGTCATTACGAAAATCCATACTCTTTAGTGCATCACGTACAACGTTATCACGAGTAAGTTCAGTTACTTGCTTGTCACGAGATTCCAGTTTAGCCATAAGTTCAGCTAGACGAATATCGCCTGCTTCTTTGTGCTTACCTTCTTCTTCTAGACGAGCAATTTGAGCCGCCTTCTTTTCTTCTTCAAACATTACAGCTTTCTTAACGGCATCATCTCTAGAAGCGTAAGCGTCATTGAGCTTGCCTTTAATCTGAGCTAGTTCTTCTTCAACACGAGATTGAACCATACGGCTCAACTCATCAGAAGTTGCTTGAGGGGTCTCTGTTGCTACATTATCGATATTATTTTCTTCGGACATAGTATTTCTCCTGAGTCACAGACTCATTAAGTTAAGTATAATCAGGGTATAGGCACAGCCTTGCACACCTGTGTTTAGTTTTTGATTAGAAAGTTGATTTGTATCTTTCGATACCCAGTCTAAGATTGTCATGCGCAATTCCTATTTCTTCCGCACAATTTCTAAGGGACCGTCCTGAGTTCATCTCAGAGACTGCCCATTTGATTTGTGTAGGAGTAACAGGTCTTACGATATTTAGGGGGCTATTATATTTAGCAATAAGTTCTGCTTCTGCTAAAAGCATAATAGC